CTCGTAGGAATAATCTTAACACTACTATCAGCTTGCTCTTTCATAAGCATAATTGACAGCGAGTCTTGTAAAGGAGAAGAGAATGTACAAGAAGAAAAGAAGGATACCGACTGAGAGTCTCTTCTCTGAACGTATAAAGAAACACCAGAGAGACAAAGGAATGTCACCTGACTGGACTTTGAAAGAACGTAGCTGGGATACTCTATACGATGGAGAACTTCCCTCACTGTATGAAGCTTACCTAGATAGCACAGATGAGTATGACTTCATAACCACACACCTAGAAGGTATGGGACAGTGGGAGAAGTTGCTCAAGTGTAAGTGGTTCTTTGAAGGTGATAAGACTGAACCTTCTCACAGAGGGATAGAAGCTTGGCGACTAGACATGATCTCAAGGGATAGATCTATAGCTAAGAAGACTCTCCTTGAGAAAGCAAAGGCAGGTAATGCCTCAGCAGCTACCTCTCTAGCTAATCTTATAAGAGCAGACCATGCTCCTACCAAAGGTAGACCAAGAGAAGAAGATCTTATCAAAGCTGCACAAGCTAAGGTAGAGGATGAAGAAGCATTCGCAGATGACATCAGTAGGCTTAATGTAGTTAAGATTAGACCTGCTAGTAATTAAGGATTAGTATTATGGCACAAGAACGCTTGACAAAAGCTGATGTCAGAAGAGCTGCTGAAGAAGACCTATGGACTTTCGCTAAGCTAGTAAACCATAACTATTGTTACGGTGCTATACATGAGAAAGTATTCCATTGGTTATCTTCTGGTGATGCAGGGATAAGACAACTACTCTTGTTACCACGAGGACATCTTAAGTCTCACTGTATAGCCACATGGGTAGCTTGGCAGATAGCTAAGAAGCCTTGGGTAACAATAGCATACCTATCAGCTGGTGATGATCTTACCAAGTCTCAGGTACTGGCAATACAGAACATGCTAACCTCTCCTAACTTCACAAGGTATTGGCCTGACATAGTTAAGAAGGAAGCAGGTGGTAGAGCTAGATGGTCTTCCTATGAGATCATAGTAGATCATAAGTCTCGTAGAGATAGAGGCATACGTGATAGTACTCTAATAGGTAAGACAGTAAGATCTAACTTCACTGGGCTACACGCTGACATCATTGTATTCGATGATGTAGTTGTTCCTAACAACGCTTACACAGAGACAGGAAGACACGATGTAAGTAGAGCACTAGCACAGTGCACATCTATACTCAATGCAGGTGGTTGTATCAAAGCAGTAGGCACTAGGTACCATGCCATAGATGCTTACAATGATATGATTGAAGCTAGGTATAGAGTCTGGGATGAGACTGATAGAGAGTTCATAGGTGAAGAACCTCTATGGGATGTGATGGAGATGAAGGTAGAGGATGATGGAGATGGTACAGGTAACTTCCTGTGGCCTAGACAGAAGTCCACAACTACTGAAGATTGGTACGGCTTTGATACTCAACAGCTTGAGATCATAAGATCAGACTACCTATCTAAGGGAGAGCAAGGACAGTTCTACGCACAGTACTACAATACTCCTAATGATGCAGCTACAGATGTAATGGATAGAAGTGTATTCCAATACTATGATCCCTGCTTCCTCAGCTATCAACAAGGGTACACTACATTCAAGGGTAAGAGACTTAATGTCTTTGCAGCTATGGATGTAGCATGGACAGACATATCAGCACCTACAGCAGCTAAGGCGGATTACACTGCAATAGCTGTAGTAGGTGTAGACGAAGATCAGATGTACTATGTACTTGATCTTGCAAGATTTAAAACATCCAGCTTCCAAGTATACTACGACAATGTAATCTCTCTTGCTAACAAGTGGGGATTCAGAAAGATAACAGTAGAGACTAATGCTGGAGGTAAGCTTGTTGCACAAGAGCTTGAGAGATTAAGTAGAGCAGCAGGCAGTATCATATCAGTAACTAAGAAAGCTAATGCTGGTGTTGGTGCTAAGTCTAAGATACTTAGACAGTATGCTATAGTGAATCCTAAGTATGAACTAGGAAGTATATGGCACAGAAGAGATGGACTATTCTCTACCCTAGAGGAGGAGATAGTTCTTGAAAGACCTCCACACGATGATCTTGTTGATGCTTTAGGTATGGCTCTTGAGCAGTGTAAGCCACCTATGAAGACAAGAAGATACTTAGACAATGACAAGAAGATAATCACTGACGCTAGATTTGGCGGAAGGACTTCCAGTAGAGGATAACACACATGGCAACAACTGGCGCAAGCACAGCAGATGCAGCTAATATATTAGGTTCAGAGAGTTCGCTAGCTGCTTACATAGCAACACTATGGATGCAGTGGAAAGGAGCAAGATCACTAGCTGAGTCTAGATGGACTGAGACTAAGAAGTATACCTTCGCTACTTCAACAAGAGAAACAACTAATGTACAGAATGAGCACTGTAATTCTACACACAGACCCAAGCTGTACAACATATACAATAACCTATTAGTCAACACAGACTTCTCTTTATTCCCTCACAGGAATTGGTTAGAGTTCTATGGAACTGATGAAGAGTCTTCTTCTAAACCTAAGAGAGACGCAGCACTAGCTTATCTTAATACTAAGCATAGACTCTCAGGCTTCAATAAGACAATGAGATCTTTGATAAGTGACTGGTTGATATATGGTAATTGTTTTGCAGGACTAGAGTATGTCACTGAGACTACAGAAGATCCTGTTACAGGGGAAGTTGTTGGTGCTTATATGGGGCCACGTCCTTACAGAATATCTCCTTATGATATTGTGTTTAACCCTAAGGCCATAGACTTTCTTCATAGTCCTAAGATTATTAAAGTAAGAAAATCTATAGGTGAGTTAGAGCGAGAAGCTCAAGAGAATCCTTCAATGGGTTACTCACCAGAAATTATTCAGAGAATGAAAGATGATCGCATAGCTATGCAAGCATCAGAGTTCGATGGAGAGTTAGAGAACAGTTTCGTAGCTGATGGTTATGGCAGTTCTAGTGAATACTACAACTCAGGCTTTGTTATCATATATGAATTTTATGGTGACATCTATGATAGAGAGACAGATACTTTCCTTAAGAATTATATGATCAGTGTTGCAGATGGTAGGTACGTTCTTCGTAAAGAACCTTTGAATACCTTTACCGGCACACCACACATATACCAAGGAGTATGGAAGCAGCGTCCGGATAACCTATGGGGCTTTGGCCCACTAGATAATCTGATCGGGCTTCAGTATCGCATCAATCACTTAGAGAATGCTAAGGCTGATGCTTTCGATCAGATGCTAGATCCTGATATGGTAATCAAAGGAGATGTCGAGGTAGAGAAAGTAGGCGCAGCTACATTTTATTATGTACCAGAACAAGGTGATGTACGTCCTCTTGCTCCTGATACAACAGTACTGTCAGCTGATCTACAGATACAGCAGATAGAGAGAGACATGGAAGAGTACGCTGGTGCTCCACGAGAGGCAGTAGGAATACGATCTCCCGGTGAGAAGACAGCTACTGAGTTCAATGGTCTAACCAATGCAGCTTCAAGAGTATTTGAATACCAGACAAATGTATTCTCAGACTTCCTTGAAGAGGTTGTTAATGCTGAACTAGAGTTAGCTAGAACTAACCTCAACACATCTGATGTTATATCTATAGTAGATAATGACTTCGGTGTAGAGAGCTTTGTTCAGATAACTAGAGAAGATCTGACAAGCAATGGTAAGGTCATACCTGTAGGTGCTAGAGAGTATAAGCGTAAGCAGCAACTACAACAACAGCTAGCCTTGTTCTATCAGACAGGTCTTGCTGATCCTGAAGTACTGCAACACTATCCTTCTATTAAGTTAGCTGAGATGTGGGCAGAGATACTAGACTTTGAAGACTTGTATCAACAGTACGGAAGAATACCAGAGAGACTAGAAGCAGCTACACTTGAATCGACAGCTCAAGAGCAACTGCAAGAGAGACAGATGATAGACCCTACAGGAGCTGATGAAGATGCAATCATCGAAGAGGAAGCTGAAGCTGGTATCGCACCAGAGTCGGACGCTTTCTAAAGAAGATAAAGAATTGCTGGAAGAGTCTTTTCTTTCAGCTAAGAGATTTATTAATCGTACAGCTGACATACTTGAGAAGGAACTAGAGGATAAGATCCTAGCCTCCGAGAGTGAGTACAAGTACGATGATAATCATTGGCCTTTGTTTCAAGCAGACAACAGAGGCTATCGACGAGGCTTGAGAAGAGCACTCGAACTACTAGGTACTTAGACTGAGAAACTAATATGAATACATTTGTAGACAATACAGATACAGGGACAAACAACTTTACACAGGCTACTGATCTTGACAATGGACAGCAGCAGGCTACGGTTGATGTGAATCTTTCAGCACAGATTCAAGGTATGGAGAGACGTATGCAAGATAAAGATACGCACATCTCTACCGTTGAAGGTGAGAACTTGTCATTGCGAGAGCAGATGGCCGATACTCAAGCTAAGCTTGATAAGATGGGTTCTATTGAAGATGCACTACTAAGGATGGAAGACACAAGTCAACACGCTAATAATCAAGACACAGCCCTTGACGAAGACGCATTGATTAAAAGAACCTTACAAGCACTAGATGCTAACAAGCAACAGAAGACTTCTGATCAGAACTTCAATGCTGTAGCTGCTGAGCTTAGTAAGACTTACGGTGCTGATGCTGTAGATGGGAAGGTTAGAGCAATCGCAGAAGAGAATGGATTAACATTCGATGATATGATTGACCTATCTAGAAAATCTCCTAATGCAGTATACCGAATGGCAGGTCTTAATGTAACACCTAATGTTATTGGGACACCATCAAGAAGCACGACTGTCGGCTTCAATGAAGAAGATAACCTTTCTGCTAAAGAAAATCGTATGGCTGAATTCTCTAAACTTAGGAGAGAGAATCCTAAAGAGTATTGGAAGCCAGACATGCAGAAAGAGTTTCGTAAACTATTTAATTAATTAGAAAAGGATAACCACAATGGCTGGTATTGATTCTACTTGGGGTAGTACCCATTTAAAGCGTAATGAGATTTTCTCAGCGCAGATAAAAGAAATGCTTAAGGACGAGCTTATGGCTTCGACTTGGGTAAATTGGATTAACGATATTCCTGGCGATAGCCTACGTACTGAGTTGAAAGTTAACTCTATCGGTGAGCTAGAGTTGGATGATTGGTTTGAATCTAAGCCTCTTCCAGATCGTCGCATGGATACAGGTCAGTTCAAGTTTGAGATTGATGAATTCAAGGGCGTAAAAGTTCCTTTCACTGATCACTTCTTTGAGACTAGCTTCCAAGCTTCTGAAGTTCTATCACGTACACCTACTAAGATGATGCGTGCAATGGACGAGTATATGGAAGGTCAGATTCTTGCTCTTGCTAACTCACAGACTCTTGACAATGATAACCTTATCAATGGTGGTAAGCACCGTTTAGTTGGTAATGGCGATGGCACTGCTGCTCCTCTTAACGCACTTGGTTTAGAAGACTTTGCATATGCTAAGTACGCATTGAAGAAAGCTGCTGTACCTATGACTGGTCTTGTTGCAGTTGTAACACCAGAGACTGAGTATCAACTTAACCTATTAACTAACTTAGTTAATGTAAGCAACAACCCTCACTTCGAAGGTATTGTTAACACAGGTTTCTCTGATAACACAGGTATGCGTTTCCTTAAGAACATCTA